TAATGAACTACAAAGAAAAGATAATTGGGATCGTTATAGCTTTCAAGGAGTTTGTGATTGGTGGTCCAACAAAGCATCCAAGAGATATGAGTCGCTTATTGCTGATGGACGGACTCGCACTGTATCTGAGACATGGAATACAAATGCAGAATCAATTGATATTATTCGATAAAAAAATCAAAAAGCACTTGACATTATCATATAGATATGTTAGCTTGAGATAATGATGAACAGAATAAGCGGGCATAGCATAATGGTAATGCAAGAGGTTTCCAACCTTTTTATGGGAGTTCGATTCTCTCGGCCCGCTCCAGAATTTAAAGGTAGGTTATAGTGTTATTACCACCAAGCGTTATAGAGAGAACTTTACCACCCGGTATCGGCCACAATTCCAGTAACTATAATTGTTACATGTATAAATGGACTAATGTGGAAAATGGAGTGTGGTATTTAGGAATTAAAAAGGGGTTTCTGCCAGAAGATGGTGGTGAACCTTATTGGACAAGTTCAGAGAACAAGGAGTTTAAGAAACTTATTCAAGGGAATAAACCCCTTTTTAATGTTGAAGTAATCGAAGTTAACAACGATTATAAATTTTTACAAATGAAAGAACATAAAATGTTACAAGAAGTACCCAATATTAAGACTAACCCGGCTACATACAATCTGTCATATGGAATACCGCCCATAGGAAAGGATGCATTGCCATCAGATGAGTATTTGGAATGGTTCCGAAGTATGGTGGATTCGGGAGAATGGGTTGATGAAGATAATCCAGAATCTGTGAAATCTTTGATGAAGATGTACACATATCAAGTAAGAGCAAAGGATAATAAATTTCATGTACTTGAAATTGCAGCTGAATTGTCGGCGATAGGAAACAACATCTCTAATATGAAACCCACACTAATCTTTGAGGGTGTTGGAGAGTTATTTGGTTTGCCAGCTGGATCAGATGTAGTTACTGGAAAACGTCATGGACTTCTGGCAATGGTTAAGCAAGAGGTTTTAGAAGCTCCAACTTGCCGTGTGCCATATGAAATTCTTGAAGGTAAATCCAAGTATTTTCTGAAAGCTCTTGCTGGTTTTGATAACAAGAACAGTGAAGAGATTAAATACGATTCAGATTATGAAGATGGTGCAAAACTTCTTGTTGAATTAAAGTCCGAGACAGGAGTTGAACCGAACTCAGCGATTGCGAAAAAACAGTTAAAAATTGTCCTTGGTCTAAAGGGTTGGTCTATTAAGAAAGCTATTGCAAGAGCTCAATCTGATATCAAAACTGGAAAGAAAGGTAAAAAGTGGAGAATCTATACTCGATCTGAACTTGAAACCGCTCAGAACAACGCTGACAATGAAGAATGGATTGGAAGATATATGTCATCTGGGCAGTTTAAAGGTCAAACAATTTTGCTTGACTTTTATAATGATAATAAACCAGATTGTGAAACAGCTCAGTTCCGTAAGAAAATGAAACTTATTATGCATCATCCAGACGTTGATGCTAAAGATAATTATGAGGCAAACATTTCTATATGGTTGAAAGAGATGAAGTTTTGGCTTGATGATAAGAGTTTTACGATTGATATCAAATATCTTGACCATGAAATTGAGGATACTAAAAACAACTACATTGAAGAAACTACGGATTAACGCTTGACAATCTAATATAGACTATGTATAAATAGGGGGTGAGGGAGACTTACCCCCTATTTTCGTTTTATGGATATGGAGAACAGAATGAGTTTTTTACAGCAAGCTGTCAGGCAAATCCGGCCGAGGACAGAATCATACATTCCACATGTAGATCAGGTTCAGAGTCTTCTGTCTGAAGCAAAATCAACTGCGTCAACTTTGTTTGAGGGAGTTATTGCCGATTGTGCAAATTTATCTGGAAAAATCCAAAAGGATTTTAATAAAGAAATATTAAAACAACCATATGTATCGCAGTTCCTACCACTTGCAGATAAAATGTCAGGCAAGGCAGGAAGAACCGCTTTTGCAACTAAAGGTAAAACTGATGAAGAAAAATTAGATATACTATGGAAATTCTCTCAAGTATGTAAAAAAACACTAAAAGCTAGAGTTGATGCTGGAGCTGGACAAAGTAAGAAGAAAGTTTCAGAACCTTGGATTGAAATGAGTGAAAAGAGAGGTGGTGTAGATACATCTAAAGCAGATATCATGGTTGGTTCTTTTCAAACATCAGTTAAGGGCCCCGCTGCACTATTAATGTCTGGTGAAAAAAAAGAAGCAAGAGCAACAGTCTTATCCGCATTACAAACAACAAAAGCAAGCGATAAAGTAAGAAAAATGCTCATTGGTCAAGTTGATAAATTTGCTGAAAGCACAAGAACAATAGGAGCAGGGGTTACTGGAACTGCTCTTAAAAAAATGTCCGTAGACGATGCTAAAAAATCAGGTAACGAAGACGCAAAAAAAATAGTTGATAAACAAGAACAGACCAAAAAAGAAATAAAAGATACTTTTAACACAGCTTTTAAAAGTAAAGAAGTTGGAGATGCATTTTGTAGAGAGGCAATGACAGGTTGGGAAAAATTTGGTGGTAAAGCATTTCCAGATAGAAGTGGTGGAGACTCTGCGGGCGAGGCAACTCATATGTTGATATGGGACTATAGAATGGATAGAATGAGATGGACAAAAATAGATAGTAAACTTATATCTGAAACAGCATCCAAAATGAAAATGGACACAACTTTGAAATCAGCTTCGTATGAAGTAGGTGGAGATAAAGCAGGATATTCTTTTTGGCAAGCTTTAAAATTCGAGGTTAAAACTTATTTAGACGCAGAAGGTAATGTGGTCGCAGAAGCAACAGAAGAAATTGAACACAATAGACAAATGTTATCAGAGGGTGTAATCAATGAATTTAAATTTATAGACACTTTGAAAAAAATATACACAAAGGCAAAGGAAAAACTTGTAGGGTTTTTTAAATTACTAGTTGAAAAAATAAAACAAATTGTAGATATGGCAAAAGAGATTCTAAAAGAAGGTATTGACAAAATACTAAACTATTTTGAATTAGATGTAGATGTCAAAGTAAAGACCACAGTGAGTTTCAAAGTCTAATGATAAGTTTTAACGAAATACTCCTAGAAGACAAGGGTGGAAAGAATCTGCACCTTGAACATCTGGAAGATGAGATCATCAACTATGGTGTAGATGGTGGTCGTGCTGCACTTAATTTCCTACGTTCTCTGAGAGATATGCTTGCTGGGTCAAGCCGGTCATCTGTAAATATGACTGTAAAATGGGATGGAGCTCCTGCTATATTCGCAGGAATAGATCCTTCAGACGATAAGTTCTTTGTTGCGAAAAAATCTGTCTTTAACGTGAACCCTAAATTATATAAAACGGAGGCAGAAATTAATGATGATTTGTCTGGAGCACTTAATTCAAAATTTAAAATCGCTTTGCAAGAATTTTCTAAGTTGGGTATCAAAGGTGTACTTCAAGGTGACCTCATGTTTACTGATGATGTCGAGAAGACAACTATTGATGGTGATAAATTTTATACTTTTCAGCCTAATACTATTGTTTATGCTGTACCTGTGGACAGTAAATTAGGAAGCATAATCAATAGGGCAAAAATTGGAATTGTCTGGCATACCACATATACAGGAACTGCACTGGAAGATATGAAAGCATCTTTTGGTGTAAACATATCTGGACTTAAAAACTCTTCATCTGTATGGATGGATGATGCAACATATAAGGATACATCAGGGAAATCAACTTTTACCTCAACAGAGACAGAAAAGGTTACTGCAATACTATCTGATGTTGGCAAGACTTTTCAGAGAATTAATGGCCCCCAGTTACGTAAATTTATTGCATTACAGGAAAGTATGACAGGAGCAATAGCTGGTGCATCTCTTAAAACCTATAATAACAGTAAGGTTCGTGCTGGTGAGAAAATAAAACAACCAAACCAACATGCAAAGGGATATGAAAAGTGGGTTGAGATATCAATTCAAAAACAGATAGACAAAGCAAAAAGTCCAGCTGGTAAGAAGAAGTACGAAAACATACAGAAAGAATATATGAGAGAAGTTAAAAAATACACTGGAATGTTGGTGCAGCTCATAACATTCCAAAATCTACTCGTTGACGCAAAGATGGTAATCGTAAAAAAACTAAATAGTGTTAAGGGTCTTACTGACACATTCATTAAGACCGCAAATGGATTTAAGGTAACAAACCCCGAAGGGTATGTTGCTATTGATAGAGTGAGTGGTGGTGCTGTTAAACTTGTAGATCGTATGGAGTTCTCGTTTAATAATTTCACCGCTGTAAAGGCATGGGACAAATGAAAAAATTTAAAGATATTTACGAAGCAGTTATGGGAGTTCAACAACGTAAGAAAGCAGCTCGTCGTATGGCTAAGATGGGCAAATCCCCAATTGTTCAAGCAAAAAAGAAACGTGCTGCTCTCAAAATGAGAAACCCCGCCAAATTACTACTCCTTGCAAGAAAGAAAGCTATTCAGATGATGAGGGATAAATTTTATCCTGCGTATAAGAATATGGCTATTGCACAGAGAGTTAAAGTTGATCAGGTTATAATGCAAAAATATGGTAAGAAAATTGACAAGATTTCTAAAAAACTTGCAATAAAACTTCAAAAATCAGAAATTGAAAGAGTTAAAAAAGCAAGAGAGGCAGTAAAAAATGCGTAGATTTAAAGATTTGATGGAAGCATCAGATACGATGGTGTTCGCATTTGGTCGTTTTAATCCTCCTACAACTGGACATGAAAAACTTATCAAGAAAGTAGCTTCTGTTGCTGGTTCAAATCCATATCTCATATATCCTTCTCATACACAAAATCCCAAAAAAGATCCATTACCTCAAGCACTAAAGATTGCATACATGAGAAAGATGTTTAAGGGGTATTCCAGAAAAATTATTGCTACGAAATCAAAAAATGCAATAGAAATTGCTGTAGAACTATATGATAAGAAGTATAAAAATCTCGTTATGGTTGTTGGTTCTGACAGGGTTAAAGTTTTTGATGCTATGCTTAATCGATATAATGGGGTAGAAGGTAAACCACATGGTTACTATAAGTTTGACAGTATCGATATTGTAAGTGCTGGAGAACGTGATCCCGACTCAGAAGGTGTAGAAGGCATGTCTGCTTCAAAGATGAGAGCTGCTGCATCTAGTGGAGATAAGGACTCATTTTTACAAGGAGCTCCTTCTGATTTTAAGGATGGAGAAAAACTCTATCGTGATGTCCGTAAGTATATGGGCATTCGTGAAGAACGAGATATGGGAGATATGACTGATTTTGAGACACTCAGAGATCAATATCTTACAGGTAAAATCTGGAATGTTGGAGAAATAGTAGAAGCAAATGGTGTTAGTGGTGAAATTGTTCGTAAAGGAACAAACTATCTTTCATTTGTAGATAAAGAAGGTAAAGTTCATAAAGCATGGTTGCATAACATTGAACTTGATGAACGGAACTATCGTAAGGAATATGACAATTATCAAGGTAAACCAGAACAGATTGAAAGACGTTCTTCAAGAAACAAGGCTCGTAGGGTTATGGGAGACAAGACCAAGATTGGAATGGATGTAGGACATAGAGATAATAATCCACTTAATAATGATCCTAAGAATTTGAAGAATGAAACTCCTTCCAAGAATCGTAGAGAGCCAAGATTGCGAGAAATTAAGAAATCCACTATTGGAACTTCCAAAGGAGTCGGTGCTGCAAAAGACATGATAGATGAAATGGCTTGGTATAAAGAACTTATAGCTAAGATATCTCAAATAAAACACCCAACAGGATATGAAAAAATGGCAAAGGCATATGCTGCAAAAATGAGAGAAAAAGAATATAAGGGTAAGCCAGGTCTTGCTATT